TCCTGAATAACTGGAGTAGTGTATGCCGATAGATTTAGTATGTGTACGTTGTTACTCATAAACTATGAACGTATTTGAGGTGGTGTTAGATGTATACTCTCCGTTGTTTACGGAGAATGTTACGATGTTTTGGTCAGTACAAAAGATTCTATCCTTGTAAACGATGTCCGTGTTTTTGTAAAGTACCAAATCGTAAAAATGCCCTTCCTTTAAAGCGAATGTAGCCGTCAACGTGTTAACGTAATCGCCTAATGTTTGCGATGTGATAGCTACAGTTACTGGAGTGTTTGTTTGGTCATCAGTCAACACCATTGTAGTAGGTGTATCTCTCGGAATAAACGAGAACGTCTGAGCTGATGTAGATGTCGTTAGTACAATCATATTAAAGTAACTAACTTGATACCGATTTGTTTTAAAAGCAAAAAGGGCAGCTAATGCCACCCTTCTTACACGCTATGAAGAAAACGATTATGCAGTAATGATAGTAGCTGAACCGAATACATCGCCTGCACCACCTGCTAAGTCTGCCTCAGATGAGCAGTCCAACAAGTTAGCGTAGAGCTTCTCAGTGCCTACAAAAGTCAAAGTGTATCCGTTTAAATCTCCCATTGCAGTACCATTTGAAGCATTTGCAGTAGTCAATTCCATTCCGTGTTCAAGACCTGCCAAAAAGAATTGGTTGTTGCGGTTCTTGATTACGATGTGAGGGCGTCCGTAAGCTAACAATTTAACTGACTTATGTGTAGTAGCATCTTGCTTCTTCAAAGTCATTGTTAATGTTTGCTCAGCGAAAGTTGTTCCGTTTTCACGAGAAGAGTTATATACTTGCTCAAAAGAGTTTGTTCCTTTAAGTTCGTATTTGTATAACGAAGTTACGTTAGCAACTGCGTCAATGGTGTCCGTACCTGTTACATAAGTAACGTCAGTAGGGAAAGCGTAATCTGCGTAGTTAATGAAGTAAACTGCATCAATGCCACCTACGGCATCTTTACAAACCTCAAGTCTACCATTAGCTAATTGACAAGACATAATTTTTAGATTTTAAATGTTATAAAAAAGGGAGGAGCGTATACCCCTCCCCGATTATTTTAATTAAGCTAAGATTAGTTAGCAGAGTTTGTGATTCCGTAAGTAACAACGTCAGAAGCAAAGCCGTATTTAGCATCTGCGCTGAATCTGAGAACTACACGAACATTTTGTGAACCATCGATGTCAGCCATATCTAAAACTTTAACTTCGTTCATATCGTTCAAAAGACCAGTAGCAAAGTACAAGTTAGATTTTTGAGCAAGTAGAGCGGTGTTGTTAGCAAGACCGTTAGCCATAAACACACGAACACCGTCAAAGAATACATCACCAAGTTGTTGGTTTGTACCTTTGTTGTCGTAACCATTAGCACCTACACCTGAAGCAGCGAAACCACCCAATGCACGAACATAAGCACGATAGATGTTAGAAGAAACGTAGAGTGTCAAGTCTTCTTTTCCGTAAAGAGCAGCAGGGCAAGCATCAACGATTTTACCAAGCTCAGTGATTACGTTAGCAGCAGTAACGGTAGTACCTGCAACTTCTTGACCTGATGGCAAAGATGCATCAGTAGTCAATTGTGTCATAATACCTGCGAACTCACCTGCAGTAGCGTTAACACCTTGCCAAATTGAAGTTTCCATACCTGCAGCAACTTTCTCAGCAGCGTGTGCGATTAAGAAGTCAGCGAAAGATTTAGGAAGAACGTCAAATGCAGAGTATCCCATTTGGATAGCATCCCAATCTGAACGGAAGTCAGTTTTACAAAGTTGTAAGTTAACTTGGAAATACTCAGGTTGAAGAATACGCTCAGTCAAAGTGATTGTAGACGTAGGGTCAAAATCGCACGTTGCGTTCTTGATGATACCATCCGTAGCGACACGCTTAATTACCTGCTTAAATTTGACGTTAGGCATAACGGTGATACCGCCTTTGTCAAGGGTTGGAGCAGACAATAAAGCTGCTGCAATGTACTTACCTGCGAACTCGCCAGCGTAAGTAGTAGTGATTGAAGTTGTTGTTGGCATTTTATTTAATTATTTAATGTTAGAAATTCTTGATAATACCGTGTCCATAGTAGTTGCGTTTCTTTTAGAAGCGAACTTGAATACATCGGTAGCTTGTGAGTTTTCAGGATTGAAAGAAATCGGCTTAGGCTCTTCACTTAATTCTACAGGTGCAACTTCTTCTGCAACTTCAGTAGATAAATTGAGTTGTGCTTTCAATTCTTCGTTCTCTTTTTTAAGTGCTTCGATTTCGCTGAAGAAAGATTCTTTAACGATAGACTCAATAACTTTTTTAGCTTGTGGTGTAGTCTCAGTAGCAGCCTCAACTTCCTCTTCTACTTCAGGAGTCTCTTCTACTTCTACTTCTTCTTCTTCCACTTCTGCAGCTTCACGAATCTCAGCAATTACACCTTCTTCGATAACTACAAGAATACGCATATCCTCTAATTCATATTCTCCTACAGGAACTGGGATACGTTGTTCGTCTTCCGTTAGGATAAACACAGGTTGACCTGCTTCGAACATTTCTGCTTCGAGCATTGATACGCCATCAGATAGACGCATAGTTTCCAACTTCACTTCTAAACCTAAAAGTGTGCGGACTTTGTTTAAGATTGATTTTTCGTTCATTTGTTTTTATTTACCAAGTGTTTTTACTATATCTATTGCATTAATAATTGAATCATTAACTTGGTCTGCATATTCATACGCATCCATAAGGTTTTTCCAAGCAGGAAGTTGTTTAACATCAATTCCCAAATCAGCTGCTTGTTTTGTAAGTGTTGTTTCAAGTTTTGCTAAAATGGCTTCTCTTTTTTTCTTGTAATCTTTATTCATTACAATTGCAACGTAAGCATCGTTTAAGGCTTTAAAATTCTTTTGAACCTTATCGTCAAGTTTATTAAAATAAGCTACGTCTTGAGTTGTAGTTTTTAATTGATTAGCAATCTCATCAGTAGTAGCAAGAGCTACTTCGTGTTTTCCTAACTCAACTTTGTCCTCTGAGAACAAACGATTGTAAACTGATTTTGTAGTATTCATACTTATCTAATTTTCGGTGTTTATATTTGTTTTATTTTTATCCGTTTTGACGTACGATAGTCCTTACTCCGCTGTTCTCAGTTTGAGTAGGAGCAGGCTCGTTTACAGTAGCAGTTTTACCGATTCCCTGAGCTTGTAAACTTCCGTCACAACACTTGGTTGAGTATGTTTCGTCTTCACATAGGCAGCCTCTTTTGCTACCTGCTCTTGGACTTGCTTTGCTTGGTGTTTTAAATTTGCTCATTAAGTAGGTTTTTAAGTTGTTCAATAATTTCATTTTTCTTTTGTTGTTCTAAAGACATTTCTAACTTATCTGCAAAGTAACCCTCGATTGAGAAGCCTTTAACTTTGCCAGCTTTGACGTCATTCCAAACCTCATCGTTGTCAACCTTCATAGAAATCATCCAAGTTCCTTTTGGCAAACTGAAGCCATATAACTGGGATTTATCCGATTTAGGGTCTTCAATCAACCAAGATTCAACTACAGTCATTCCTTTGACTGCATCCTTGTGTTCGTATGTCGCGTTGGATTGGTTGCCGTTCTTGAAGAATAACTCCATAGCTTGACGCACGGTGTCCTCCGAAAAGTAGATGTAATACTCCTCTTTCTTTGCGTTTACACGATAGATTTTCTTGTTAGGTATGAGAGCAGCACCCATTAGAATGCGTTTCTCTTTGTCAACTTCTTTGAGTTCTACTTCGTGTTTTGATAGGGCAATAAAGTTCTCCTCAATGGCAGGAGACTCGACTACACTCACGGCATCAATTCCGCTTTGTGCGTCTTTTTCGTCAATGATTAATTCAATTACTTGCATATCTATTCAACTTTTAATTGTTACAATGTTGCGTTTTCAATTCGGTTTCTATCTAAACTCTGAGCCGTAGTAACTGAACCACTTACCACATATGCTTGAACTGGTTGTTGCTGAAGTTGCGCTAACTGATTGACTCCTGAGTTTCCGACCACGTTAAAGTTTGGAGCTTGTGCTGCTGAACCCGAAAAACTATTCGATATGTTACCGCCACCACCGCCTCCGCCACCATCAGGTGTTTGTACGGCAGTAATTGCTTTGATGTTTTTAATACCTGCTGCAATAGCTAAACCTGCGTTGATAGGAGCTAATACAGGACCAACTACAGGAATACCCACAGTAGATGTGTAAGCCTTTTGTGCTGATACAAACGTTGATATTGTAGCCTCTGCAATTGCCGCTGCCTTACCTGCTGCTGTTTGCTCTCCAAATAAATCTGCTATCTGACCTAAAGTAGAAGCAGTAGCCATTAATGCGTCTTCCTGTGCTTTCTTTTTTG